GGTAATGTAGTTACGGCAGAGGCACATAACGCCCTAGTAACAGAAAACGAGTCTTTAAAGGCAGAATTAAAGGTACAAAACGACGCTACAGAGGCGGCACACTTAGTAGCTATTGAGGCGAAAGTAACAAAGGCTATAGAGGACGGTAAGGTAAATAAAGAGTCTAACGACCTTTACGTAGCTATGGGAACGGAAAACGAGGAGCAAATAGACGCAGTACTAGCTAGCTTAGTTACCGGAGGGGTACACCCTGGGAGTATTGACGCTACATTAGAGGACAACGGCGTAGTAGTAGAGAAATATCCTACTATGAGTAACGAGGAGACCTATAAAAAGGACGACGTTTCAACCTGGAATTACAGAAACTGGGAGAAAAACGACCCGCAGGGACTACAGGCTATTGTAGATACTGACAAAGATAAGGCTAATAAGATGTACGCAGATTGCTACGGACAACAAAACGACTAATAAATAAAAATACACACTAAAACACAAATAAAATGGCAGCACCACGCACAGAGGCTTATATAGCTGATATTAAGGAGAGTTTATTCGACGAGAATTTACACGCAAAAATGGGGATTAACCATTCTGCATTCGCTAACAATTTAACTATTAACGTACCACAGGCGGGAGCTAATCCTACAGTAGAGGTTAATAGATCATCTTTCCCTGCAACTATCCAGGAGAGAACGGACACAAACCTAGCTTACTCTATGGATGAGTTTACTACGGACCCGTTCAAAATTCCTAATAAGGATATAGCAGAGTTAAACTACGACAAAAGACAGTCTTTGCTACGTCAGCATATTGACACTATTAATGACCGTATAGGAGACCAGGCAGGGTATAACTATGCTACAGATACTACAGCTAGACAAGTAGTTACAACTGGGGCAGCAAGTTCTACAGCGTTAGCGCCAGGAGCTACAGGTACTAGGTTAGCACTTACTAAGGAAGATATTAGAAAGGCAGCGGCTATTATGGATAATGATAGAGTACCTAAGGCAGGTAGAAAATTAGTATTAGATAGCGATATGTACTACCAGTTATTTGATGACGACACTATGATAAACAGAGATACTATAGGCTCTGCTAAATTACCAGAGGGCGTTATTAATAGACTGTTCGGCTTTGACATTATTACACGTAGCAAAATTGTTACTTATGCTACAGGAGCGACTAAAAAAGCAGTAGGAGCGTCTACAGCAACTACGGATAAATTGGGCGCGGTAGCGTTTCACCAAAATTCTGTTTCTTGGGCCCAAACGTCTATTAACGTTATGGTAAGAGACGAGGCACAAAACCCGGAGTATTACGCTACTATTATGTCAGCGTTAGTACGTTATGGCTCTGCTATCTGCAGAACAGACGAAAAGGGTATTGTATCTTTAATTCAAGGATAAGCAGTATAAACAGGGGACAGGGGGACGCATATAAGCGGACCCCTATACTCTAAACATTGAACAGAATGAAAAAGCACACCGAAAAGGAGCTAATAGCTATAGCTGGAAAAATGCAAGTTACCGAGTCGAAAGGCAAAACGGTAAGCGTATTAGAGGCAAATAGTAAAGTATACGCCACAGAGGACGGCCAAATATTCGGAGATAACGACTATAGCGCAGCAATGGGACACGCCCGTAGCCAGCGAATTAAATTATTCACTTTATCTGGTAAGAAAAAAGCAGGCTACAAAGAAAAGGAGCAGGCGGCAGTATATTTAGTTGGCCTAAAACAGGTATACAAGCAGTTAACCAATTCGGACGCTGGGGATATTAGCGAGGCAAAACTAGAGGCTAAAATAGAGGCTTTACGGGCAGATGTAGCCGCAGGGAGACCAATAGGCCAGGTTAACGCCGGAAAGCCAGGAGAGAGCGCTAAAAACGTAGGCACGGGCAAAGACACGGACCTAGACAAGTTACGCGAGGAGTACAGTAAGCTATATAAAAGGGACGCGCCGCTAAACATTCTAAAAGACACATTAAAAGCCAAAATAGCAGAGGCTAAAAAGGCTAGTAAATAATATTTAAATTTTTAAGTTATGGCTGGGTTACCAAAAGTAAGTTTTAATAAAGGAGAGGGCGGCCTAGGGCGTCCGTTACCTGGGAAAGATCATATTAGCGGATTAATATTTTACTTTCTAAACGCTAACCTCCCTACAGGTTTTGCTACTACGGATATGTCTACTAGGGTAAAGACGGTTTACTCATTAGAGGGAGCGGAGGCACTAGGTATACTAGAGGCAGGCGCTAATACCACTATACTATGGTACCACGTAAAGGAGTACTTTAGAACGAACCCAAAGGGCCAACTATGGATTTACCTATGTGATAACACTAGCGTAGACTACGACGAGCCGGAGGAGCTACAAAGATATGCAGAGGGCGTTATACGTCAAATCGGAGTATTTGATTTACTAGCGTTCGTTACTGGGTCCATGACTACGCTACAGGCTAGCGCCGCAGTAATGGATAGCGAGTTTATGCCATGTGAGATACTATACGCTGCAGATATGCAGGCGTTAACCCTAGGGGCGTTAACAGATTTAGGCCTATTAAGTAACGAAAACGTTAGTTTAGTTATTGGAGAGGACGGCACCGGAGCAGGGGCAGCCCTGGCTATTTCGGAGGCTACTAGTATTACCACTTTAGGGGCTACTTTGGGTACCGTATCTAGTGCTAAGGTTAACCAAAGTATAGGATATAAAAAGTTATTCGATTTGAGCGACGGGACAGAGTTAGAGGTTCCAGCGTTTGCTACAGGTACTACAGTAACACTATATAAGGACCAGGCAGTAAGTTTGCGTAATACTTTGCACGATAACGGCTATATATTCCTAGTTAAGGATGTAGGTTTTCCAGGTGTATACCATAACGGAGACCGTACAGCGGTAGCTACTACTAGCGATTTTGCGAGTATTAGAAATAACAGGACTATTAACAAGGCACAGAGAAACGTAAGAGTAGTATTACTACCGGAGGTAAACGGCGAGTTATTTTTTAACGCAGACGGGACCCTAAGCGAGGATACTATAGCGTTCTTTAAGACAGAGGCAGCTAGGCCACTAGTACAAATGCAGAGAGACGGCGAAATAAGCGCGTTTAGTGTAGCTATTGACCCTACGCAGGCTAGCCAGTCTACGGGACAGCTAGAATTAACTGTTAAAATTGTACCTGTAGGAGTAGCAGAGGAGATAGTAGTAAATATTGGCTTTGCATTAACAACTGATTAAATTATAAGATTATGGCAGACGCATTAGTAAACGGCACCGCGTATAGTTACGTAGACGTTACAGTAAGAATATTAGGGGTAGAGATACACAGTATAGCGGAGATCAAATATAAGTCAAAGCAGGAAAAAGTAAACAACTACGGAGCAGGAGACGAGCCAGTAAGCAGAGGCAAGGGTATTAAGGAGTACGAGGCAGAGCTAAAATTCTCTAAAAACGACTATTTAGCACTACGGGCAGCCGTACCTAGTAAGGAGTTATTAGATTTACCTCCTTTTGATATTCCAGTAACATTTGGAAACGAGCAGCGAGTAACTACAGACGTACTACAAAACTGCGAATTTTTAGAGGAGGGCGAAGAAATAGCCCAGGGCGATATGGACGCTACTATGACCTTCCCGCTAATCGTAGGAAAAATACTATACGACGCATAACAAAACACCCAACTATTTAACATATTGAACAATGAAAGAACAGACTAATATAGGAACAGAAAAAGAAACAGCGAAATTGTCAAAGAACGAGCAGTTAATAGCTAATCTAGTTAGGCCCGAATTAAAGCAAGTGCAGGAGCCACAGGATAGAAAAACCTGGGAGCTAACTATATACGGCAGGCCTTACAAAGATGACAACGGGGACGAATTGCACCACGACGACGGGAGCGAAGTAAGAGACAAGTATAAGGCGTTTTTAAAGTACCCTAATAGGCACATAATATAAAAAGCTAGCGCAATGGCCGCAAAGGACAAAACGGTAGACGCGGGCCTATTTATCCTCAATAGTTGCTGGGTAGACGGTAACGAGGAAATGAAAAAAGAGGGGGACGGGGACTACCTACTAGTAGGGGCCTCCGTACAGGCTTACCAAATGATAGAGATAGCAGACGGTAAGATAAAAAAAAACTAGCTGAGACCTCTCTACTTCCATATAAGGGGGTAGAGACATTAAGGCACCTGGATATACTAATACGCCGCTACTTCCATATAGACCCTAAGACGTTAGATGACGAGGAGTATATAGAGCAAGTAGCTAACCTCTCCTGGTTTTTGGAGTTTGACAAAGAACGGCAGAAATTTATAGCAGGAGCTATATATAGTAAATAGTAGGTAATGGGTAAAGTAGAAGAGCACGTATTAAGGTTAAAAGACGAATTTAACAAACCCCTAAACAAGGCTATAACAGGCACGAACAGACTACGGGGTACTACAGAGAAAGCAAAAAATAGTTTTGGAGGCCTGGCTAGTATAGCGGGCAAAGCGTTTGCAGCTATAGCCGTAGGGTCCGTAGCGAAAGACGTATTAATGCTAGGCGTTAATATGGAGCAAACCCGTGTATCATTCGAGACGTTTTTAGGGTCCGCAGAGAAAGGAAACGCAGCAATAGCAGAGCTAGAGGAGTTTAGTAACGTTACCCCGTTCGATACGGAGAGCGTAGTAAAAGCAGGTAAGGTATTACTAGCATTTGGTACAGACGCAGACAAGTTAACCCCCACTTTAAGGAGTATAGGAGATATAGCAGCGGGTACGGGTAAAGA